AAATACAGGTGATAACTCTTATGATGGTGAAAAGCTAAAACTATTAGCTCATGATGAAAGTGGTAAGTGGGAAAGACCTGATAATATATTAAACAATTGGAGAGTTACAAAAACTACATTAAGACTAGGGCGCAGAATCGTAGGTAAATGTATGATGGGCTCAACATCAAATGCATTAGACAAAGGTGGAAACAACTTCAAAAAACTCTATTATAATTCAGACGTTACAAAAAGAAATAGAAATGGACAAACTTCTTCTGGACTCTATAGCCTGTTCATTCCTATGGAGTGGAACTACGAAGGATTCATGGATACTTTCGGACTTCCTGTATTCAACACGCCAAAAGATAAAAAAATCGGAAGAGACGATGTTGAGATTACAATCGGAGTCATTGAACATTGGGAGAATGAAGTAGACGGTTTAAAATCTGATCAAGATAGTTTAAATGAATATTATAGACAATTTCCTAGAACGGAAGCGCACGCCTTTAGGGATGAAACTAAAAATAGCTTGTTTAATCTTAGTAAAATATACGAACAAATAGATTACAATGAAAATGTAAATAATATATCATCAATAACAAAAGGTAGTTTTATGTGGAATAATGGAATTAAAGATACATCTGTTTCTTTTGTTCCTAATAAAGATGGAAGATTTTTAATATCTTGGGTACCAGACTCTTCTGCTCAAAATAGAGTTATTTTGAAAAACGGAATTAAATACCCAGGAAATGAACATATTGGAGCATTTGGTTGTGATAGTTATGATATTAGCGGAACAGTTGATGGTAAAGGTTCTAATGGATCTCTTCACGGTTTAACTAAGTTTTCAATAGAAAATGCACCTCCAAATCATTTCTTTTTAGAATACATAGCTAGACCTCAAACTGCTGAAATATTTTTTGAAGAAATATTAATGGCTTTAGTATTTTACGGAATGCCTATTTTATGTGAAAACAATAAACCAAGATTTTTATACTATTTAAAAAGAAGAGGTTATAGAGGTTTTTCAATCAATCGCCCTGATAAATTATGGAACAAACTATCTACAACTGAAAAAGAAGTAGGTGGTATACCAAACTCAAGTGAAGATATTAAGCAAGCGCATGCTGCTGCTATAGAATCTTATATTGAAAATTACGTAGGTCAAATTGAAAATGATTATGGTGATATGTATTTTCAAAGAACACTAAACGATTGGTCTCAGTTTAACATAAACGATAGAACAAAACATGATGCTTCTATAAGTTCGGGCTTAGCTATAATGGCTTGTAATAAAAATAAATATAAACCTGTCCAAGAAAGAATTAAACAAAGTATTGACTTTGGAATAAAAAGATATAATAATAAGGGAAACTTCTCTAAAATAATAGAATAAATGCAAATACAAACTTATAATGGTAGTTCTTTTCCAGATCAAGTAGTTTCTGATGATGTTAAAGCTAGCTTAGATTATGGTCGGCAAGTAGGTAGAGCTATTGAAGGCGATTGGTTTAGTGGTACTAGAACTGGTGTTTCTGGTAGATACAATACTAATTATAATAATTTTAGAAATTTAAGACTATATGCAAGAGGAGAACAATCTGTTCAAAAATACAAAGATGAATTAGCTATAAATGGTGATTTAAGTTATTTGAATTTAGATTGGAAACCTGTTCCTATTATACCTAAGTTTGTTGATATTGTAGTTAATGGCATGGATTCTAAAATGTATGACGTCAAAGCTTATGCTCAAGATCCTGAATCTATAAAAAAAAGAACTCGTTACGCTGAAGGACTTTTAAGAGATATACAAGCCAAAGAGATAATAGATCAAATACAAGAGGTTACGGGTATGAATATGTATTCAACATCAAACCCAGAAGATCTTCCTCAAAACAAAGAAGAGTTAGATGTTCACATGCAACTAACTTATAAACAGTCAATTGAAATAGCAGAAGAAGAGGCTATAAACAATACCTTAACCTTTAATAAATATGATTTAACTAGAAGAAGATTGTCTGAAGATTTAGTTATATTAGGTATTGGTGCTGTTAAAACTGACTTTAATTTATCAGAAGGCGTTACAGTTCAATATGTAGATCCTGCTAATTTAGTTTATTCATATACAGAAGACCCTAATTTTCAAGATATATGGTATGTTGGAGAAGTTAAATTTATAAGTCTTAATGAAATAAAAAAAGAATTTCCATTATTAACTAACGAAGAGTTAGAAATTATACAAAAATATCCAGGTAGTAGAAGTTATAACTATCAATTTAATGGTAGAAATGATGGTAATAGTATTGCAGTTTTGTATTTTGAATATAAAACATATCAAGATCAGGTTTTTAAAATAAAAGAAACTCCAACAGGTTTAGAAAAAGCTTTAGAAAAACCAGACACGTTTAATCCTCCTAAAAATAATAATTTTGATAGGATAAGTAGATCTATAGAAGTTCTTTATGAAGGAGCAAAAATACTAGGTCATGACATGATGTTAAAATGGGAATTAGGTAAAAACATGGTGAGACCTGAGTCTAACTTGGTAAAAGTAAATATGAATTATAATATATGCGCACCTAAAATGTATAAAGGTCGCATTGAGTCATTAGTTAGTAGAATGACAGGGTTTGCTGATATGATACAGTTAACACATTTAAAATTACAACAAGTTTTAGCTAGAATAGTTCCAGATGGTGTTTTTCTTGATGTTGATGGTTTAGCAGAAGTAGATTTAGGTAACGGTACTAATTATAATCCAGCAGAAGCACTTAACATGTATTTTCAAACAGGTAGTATACTTGGTAGATCTATGACACAAGAAGGTGGGGCTAATCCTGGTAAAGTTCCAATACAAGAGCTTCAATCAAGTGCAGGTGGTACTAAAATGCAGTCTTTAATTCAAACTTATCAATATTATTTACAAATGATAAGGGATGTTACCGGACTAAACGAAGCAAGAGATGGTTCTGTTCCTAATAAAGATTCTTTAGTAGGTCTTCAAAAGCTAGCTGCTGCTAATTCAAACACAGCGACTAAGCATGTACTTCAAGCTATGTTGTATTTATCTGCTAAAGTGTGCGAAAACATATCATTTAGAATATCTGATGCTTTAGAATATCCTTTAACTAGAGAAGCTTTAAAGTCTAGTATTAGTTCTTACAACGTAGGAACTTTAGAAGATATGTACAATTTGAACCTTTATGAATTTGGTATATATTTAGATTTAACACCAGATGAAGAAGAAAAAGCTCAGCTTGAACAAAATATTCAAGCGTCAATACAGCAAGGCGGCATAGATTTAGAAGATGCAATAGAGATAAGAGAAATAAAAAATCTTAAATTAGCTAATCAAGTATTAAAATTTAAAAGAAAAGAAAAAGCTGCTCAGGACCAAGCTAATCAACAGGCTCAAATACAAGCTCAGGCTAATGCTAATGCTCAAGCGGCTGAAAGAGCTGCTATGGCTGAGGTTCAAAAAAGACAAGCTATTGCAGAAACAGAATTACAAATAGAACAAGGTAAAAGTCAATTTGAAATATCAAGATTAGAAAAAGAAGCTGTAGTAAAAAGACAGTTAATGGAGCTTCAACATTCATTTGATTTAGAATTAAAGCAAATGGAAATAGATAAAATGACGGAAAAAGAAAAACTTATAGAAGATAGAAAAGACAAAAGAATTAAACTAGAGGGAACTCAGCAAAGTCAAATGATAAGTCAAAGAAAAAATGACAGTTCATCAATTAACTTTACTAATCCTTTAAGTTTAGACGGAGGAGAAGTTCCTCTTTAATTATTAATTATTATATTATATTATGTCAGAAGAAATAAAAGAAACACCTACAGGTGAATTAGAACAAGGTGAATTTAAAATAAAGAAAAAACCAGGTAGACCTAAAAAGCTAACATCAAAAGACGAAGCTGTTAAAGTAGATTTAAAGACAGAAAAACCTGTGTTAGAACAAGATACAACTACTAAAGTTGTTATTAATAGTAAAGAAGAAAAACAAGAAGACGCGGTAGAGCTTAAAGAAATAGAATCTAAAACTGAAGAAAAAGTTGAAGATTCAGAAAATACAGATAGTCCTATAATTGAAATTGTTGAAAACAAAGAAGACAAACCTGTAGATAAAGAGTCTACTAATCGAATAGTTGAACTTCCACAAGATTTAAAAAAGGTTGTAGATTTTATGGAAGACACTGGTGGTAGTTTACAAGATTACGTTAGACTAAATCAAGATTATAGTTCTTTAAATGAAAAAACACTATTAAGAGAATATTATAAAAATACTAAACCACATTTAGATTCAGAAGAAATTGACTTTATAATGGAAGATAATTTTTCTTATGATGAAGAAGTGGATGAGCAGCGAGATATTAAAAAGAAAAAACTCGCTATGAAAGAAGAAATTGCAAAAGCCAAAAACTTTTTGGAAGAAACAAAAAAGAAGTATTACGAAGAGATCAAGTTGAAACCTAGTATTACTGCTGAACAACAAAAAGCCACGGATTTTTTCAATAGATACAGTAACCAACTACAACAACTACAAGAGCAAAAAGAGTTATTTGCCAATAAGACTAAAGATTATTTCACTAAGGATTTCAAAGGTTTTGAGTTTAACTTAGGGGATAAAAAATTTAATTATAATGTAAATAACGTAGAACAAGTTGCAAAAGATCAAAGTAGATTTCAAGATTTATCAAAGAAGTTCTTTAACGATAAAGGTGAAATTATTGATAATGAAGCATATCACAAAGCTCTATACGCTGCTAAAAATGCAGATACAATTGCTCAACATTTTTATGAACAAGGTAAAGCCGATGGAATTAAAAATATTGTAAATAAATCTAAAAATATAGAAACAGCTAATCGTCCTCAAAACGATGGTAATATATATATAAATGGTTTAAAAGTAAAAGCAATTAACGGTGTTGATAGTTCTAAACTGAAAATACAAAAAAGAAAAACATAAACTAAAAACTATAAAAAATGGGATTAGTAACAGGTGGGAGTTTTCCCGCATCAATTATTCCAGCACAGAAAAAAATGGCGCTGGAAACAAACTTTCTAGAGTTTAATACTGGCTCAGGAAAAGATTTTGCTCAGCAATATCTTCCTGAATTGTATGAAGCTGAAGTAGAAAGATACGGAAACAGAACATTATCTGGTTTCTTGAGAATGGTTGGAGCTGAAATGCCAATGACTTCAGATCAAGTTATCTGGTCAGAGCAAAACAGACTTCATGTTGCTTATAAAGGTTTAGTAACTGCTATCACTGTAACAGGTGCTGGTGCAACTTATGAAGTTGAAGTTGAACCAGACATTAGTAACACTGGTTTAGGTGGAGCTGCTCAAACTAAGCATGCTGTTAGAGAAAATCAAACTGTATTACTTTCTGATCAAGCTACAGGTTTAGTAACTGCTAAAATGTTAGTTGAGACTGTAACTGACACTAAGTTTAAAGGTAGATTATACGGCATAGCTGCTCTTCCTGCTGGATTAGTTGGAACTGCTAACATCAATCTATTTGTTTACGGTGCTGAATTTAAAAAAGGTACTAATGGCATGGTTGGTTCTATTGAGCCAAACTTTACTCAGTTTTCTAACAGACCTGTAATTATTAAAGATAAGTACGAAATTAACGGTTCTGACACTGCTCAAATTGGTTGGGTTGAAGTTGCGACTGAAGATGGAACATCTGGATACTTATGGTACTTAAAAGCTGAATCTGAAACTAGATTAAGATTTGAAGATTATCTTGAAATGCAAATGGTTGAAGGTATGGATGCAAAAACTGCTGCAGGTGTTGCAACATCTTTAAGTGGTCAAGGATATGAAGGTTCTGAAGGTATGTTTGCTGCTATTGAAAATAGAGGTAATGTATATTCTGGTTTTGCTGGTGCTGCTGCTCCTGGAGCTGGTGCATTAGGAGATTTCGATGAAATCCTTAAAAACTTAGATAAGCAAGGTGCTATTGAAGAAAACATGTTATTCTTATC